CGAAACGGATACCTATCCGCAAAGCACATGATTGGCTGATAAACAAGATACAGGAAATCAAAGAGGCTGGGTTCCCGTTACGTGTACCGGATGCCATCCGGCGCCGCCTGACCATGCAGCTGGATAACGGGTACCTACAATTCTTCTTACCCCGGCATTCGCACGACCTGGACAGCGCATCCAAAATCTTTCACAACTGCGTCCGGACCTACAGCGCACGAGTTGCGAGCCGGGATTGCCAAATCGTATTGATGACGGATGACAACGGGCTGATGCGGGCCTGCCTGGAAGTACGGGATAACGCGCTTGTGCAGGCTAAACTAAAATTCAACAAACCTGTCTCAGAAGACGCTGCTATCAACAGCGCTATCCGGGATTGGTGCCGGATGACAGGCCTTGCCATAAAGACTGCTGACGTCCGGCAGATCCAATATCTTGTGCCGATAGAAAGGAGGGCGGTATAAATGGACACACCCATCAGGGACATCATCCTCAGCCACGACGGTGCACTGACGATTTCAACAGGCAGCAGCCGCCGGGCCAAAATCTGGAAGCAGAAGCAGGTATCCTGGTCGGCGCTGATCAAGCGGCTGAGCCGGACGAAACGGACAATGGAGACACAGGCACAATACCAGCAGATGGACAAGGCCAAACAGGACACCATCAAGGATGTCGGTGGTTTCGTAGGCGGTATGCTGAAGAACGGGCGGCGGACTGCCGCCTGCGCCGGCAAACGACAGCTCGTCACGCTGGACGCTGATTACGCGGACTCGTCCTTGTGGGACCTTGTTGAGTTATTATACAGCGATTATGCCATGTGCTGTTATTCAACACATAAGCATACACCCCAGAAGCCCCGGCTGCGGCTGGTGATACCACTGAACCGCCAGGTAACGCCGGATGAATACCAGGCCGTTGCCCGGAAGATTGCCGAGAATTTCGGTATCGATATGTTCGATGACACGACCTATCAGCCACAGCGGCTGATGTACTGGCCCAGCACGTCTGCTGACGGGGAGTTTTTCTTCCGCTGGCAGGACGGCGACTGGCTGGACGCCGACGCCATACTGGATGAGTACGAGGACTGGCAGGACCAGGCGTCCTGGCCCGTATCCGGCCGGCAGACGGATATCGTCAAACGGGCCATGAAAAAACAGGAAGACCCGGTAACGAAAGAAGGCATCGTCGGCACGTTCTGCCGGGCCTACTCCATCACGGAAGCCATCGAAACGTTCCTGCCGGATGTATATACTCCATGTGCTGGCCATGATGACCGTTTCACTTATACCGCAGGTTCCAGTACAGGCGGGGCCGTCGTGTATGAAAACAAATGGCTGTACAGCCACCATGCCACGGACCCGTCCTCGATGAAGCTCTGCAACGCTTTCGACCTGGTACGCATCCATAAATACGGCGACCTGGATGAAGGGCATACAACAGAAGACCCGACAAAGCTGCCAAGCTGGAAGAAGATGCTGAAGCTCTGCGCGGCAGACGCCACGCTCCGGGAACAGCAGATAAAGGAACGGATGCAGTCCGTACAGGACGAGTTCGGCGACCTGGGCGAAGACGAAGAAGAGAACTACGACTGGATGACCAAACTCAAGACTTCGGACAAGTCCGGGGCCATCCTGCCGACCCGGGCCAATATCCGGATCATCCTCAACAACGACAGCCATATCAAGGGGACGTTCGGCTGGGACGATTTCGCCCAGCGCATCGCCATTTTAAAGCCACCGAGCTGGCGGCAGGAAGACAACGTGAAGCCGTACTGGGGGGATGCCGATGACAGCGAGCTCCGCTACCTGCTGGAGACGCTGTACGGTATCGACAGCCGGCAGAAAATCGAGGACGAGACACTGAACGCAGCCATGCGCCACAGCTTCCACGATGTCCGCAACTACCTGCACGGCCTCACCTGGGACGGCACGTCACGGATGGAAACGTTGTTCATCGACTACCTGGGCGCACAGGACACGTCTTACGTCCGGACGGTGACACGGAAGATGCTCATCGCCGCCGTCGGCCGTGTCGAACACCCGGGGCTGAAATTCGACAACATGGTCGTACTGGAAGGACCGCAGGGGATCGGCAAGAGCTACATTTTCAAAAAACTGGGAAAAAAGTGGTTTTCTGACTCGCTGACAACCGTACAAGGGAAAGAGGCGTACGAACAGCTCCGGGGCTTCTGGATCATCGAAATGGGCGAATTAGCGGCCCTTAAAAAAAGCGAAGTCGAACCCATCAAGCAGTTCATCAGCAAACAAGTGGACAGCTACCGTGTCGCCTACGGGCGGCGCATTTCGGAATTCCCCCGGCAGTGCATCTTTGTTGGAACGACGAATGAATCGACATTCCTCCGGGACCACACAGGCAACCGCCGGTTCTGGCCTATCAAAGTCGGACTGGAGCCAATACGGAAATCGTTATGGGCCCCAGGTATCGATACGGAAATAGACCAGGTCTGGGCCGAGGCAGAAACCGCCTGGAAGGCCGGGGAAGATGTCTGGATAGGTAAAGATATGGAGCAGACCGCAAAAGACGTCCAGGCGGCGCATACAGAGGAAAATCCCTATGTTGGCATGATACAGGAGTTCCTGAATACGGACCTGCCGGAAAACTGGTACAAGCTGGATATCCAGACACGGCGGAATTTCATCCGTGGGGAAGGCTTTGAAATCGATATGGGCCACAGCTTCAAACGGACACGGATATGCCCGATGGAAGTTTGGTGCGAAATGTTAGGCGGGGACATGAAACGGTTCAGTAATTACGACCGGAAGGAAATCCGTGATGCCCTGGGTCAGCTGCCGGGCTGGGAGCTGTACAAGGAAGGGCGGGTCAACCTGTCATTCGGTAAATTCTACGGACAGCAACGGAGTTACGTCAAAAAGGGTTCTGAGGATGAAAGTATAAGACATGGCACCCGTTGGGATGTACAACACGAAAAATAAAAAGTCATTTAGCTATGCGGTAAGTTTTGCGGTAAGTCTTGCGGTAGGTAAAAGCCGCATGGTTAAGCCGTTTGTAGAAACATACCGCAGATATTGATAAAAAAGTGACCCAAAAATCATATAGAGATGGAGACCTGCTTGCTAGTTAATACATACATACGTATAGGCATACGTATACATACACACATATTTACCCTTATTTTATATATTATTTGCGGTGAGTTTCTATAAATGTGATATTACTGCAGGTTTAACTCACCGCAGAACTCACCGCAGAACTCACCGCAAAGTTTATTTTCACTGCTTCTCAATTAGCTTTTTTACGGAAAGGAGTGTTTGACATGACTATGGAGACCGAACGAAAACAGTACAGTCTTCAATTAGTATCAGATGAACTGGAAGCTATTCGGATATTACTGGATACACTGAACACCGGCGGGATGCTTCAAATCAACGGCGTGGCATTGGCAGCCTATGGGGTATCTTTTGCAACGAGCACGTATGTCAGAAAAGCAGTCGTAGCCGAGCTGTTAGAATGCCAGGCATACCTGCAGAAAGAAAAAGAGATGTTACTGGAGGAAAAAGGGGCATGTTAGAAAAGGAGCTGGAGCAGTATTTCCGGAAACAGATGCTTTACCTGGGGGCGCTGCCGCTGAAATTTGTGTCACCAGGTAAAGCCGGTGTCCCGGACCGGATCGTTCTGATCCCTGGCGGCCATGTCCTGTTCGCCGAACTGAAACGCCCCGGTGAGGACCTGCGGCCGTTGCAGCAGTATGTAGCCCGGGAGTTTTTCCTGATGGGCTTCCCTGTCCGTGTTCTGGACTCCCGGATGAATGTAGATTTGTTAGCCGGAGAAATCCGGTACCTGTTGGGAAGGCGTGATCTGGATGCACGAAGACCGGAAACCTGAACCGTTGATACTACGACCGTATCAGCAGTACGCTGCCAATCTGATTATGGAAAAACCGGCGGTCGGTTTGTTTCTGGATATGGGCATGGGCAAGACGGCGACCACGTTATACGCTGTGAAAGAACTGCTGTATGACTATTTCGATGTCCAGCATGTTCTTGTCATCGCCCCGCTTCGGGTAGCTGAAACGACATGGGCCGACGAGTGCCGGGAATGGGAACAGCTTCAGGATTTGTCTGTTGTCCCCGTCATCGGCAGTATGAAACAGCGGGAAAAAGCGTTGCGGATGCCGGCGGACATCCATACCGTCAATCGGGAAAACGTTCCCTGGCTGGTCGGCTATTACGGCAAGGACTGGCCCTTTGATATGGTAGTGCTTGATGAATCATCATCATTCAAGAACCATCAGTCCCAGCGGTTCCGGGCGCTGAAGCGTGTCCGGCCCCGGATCCGCCGTCTGGTGGAGCTGACCGGGACGCCGGCCCCGAACGGGCTGATGGACCTGTGGAGTCAGATATTCCTGCTTGACGGTGGCAGGCGGTTGGGAAAGACGATTACCGCTTATCGCCATCGCTGGTTCTATCCGGCTGGCGGGTATGGCCATGTCGTGTACAACTATGAGCCGAAGCCCGGCGCCCGTGACGAGATTTATCAGGCTATCTCGGATATCTGTGTCAGCATGAAAGCCGACGATTATATCCATTTGCCGTCAGTGCTGTACAATACGATTTCCGTCCGTTTGCCGGATACGGCGAAAGCCCAGTACAAAAAGCTGGAAAAAGACCTGGTGCTGTCATTGGGGAATGATGATACGATTGTTGCCAGTACGGCAGCTGTATTGAGCAGCAAGCTTCTGCAGATGGCCAGTGGGGCCGTCTATGATGAGAATGGGGAAGTAACCGAACTGCACCGGGCAAAAATCGAGGTATTGGCAGAGATAGCCGAGGTAAATACAAATAAACCGATGCTGGTATTCTACTGGTTCCGGCACGACCTGGAACGGCTGCAGAAAGCCTTTCCGAAGGCCCGTCAGCTGAAAGGGGCACAGGATATCCGGGACTGGAACGACGGGAAGATACCAATGCTGCTGGTCCATCCGGCATCGGCGGGGCATGGACTGAACCTGCAGAAAGGCGGCAGTCTCATCGTCTGGTTCAGCATGACCTGGAGTCTGGAACTGTATCAGCAGGCGAACAAGCGTCTGCATCGGAGCGGACAGACCCGTACCGTGGTCATCCACCATCTAGTAGCGGAAGGCACGATAGACGAGGATGTGATGAAGGCCTTGCAGGAAAAGAGACAAGGGCAGGACAGCATGCTGGAGGCCGTCAAGGCCCGTATACGAGAATATAAGGAGTGAGAAATATGGATAAGGATAACCGTAAAAGGATAGCCGCAAATGGCGGCAGTATATCGACATCCGTCCTGATTTATATGGCACTGCATGACGACGACGCGCTGCGGTTTGGCAGCAAACGGTTGAACCGCATAACGGCATGGGCCGTCAGGAAGAGCTCACAGATCAATCACAGCCCGGACCGGCTCCATGACTGCCGGAAACAGATTGCTGGGCACGGACTGGATTATCAGCTGCAGAGGGATTTCATCCATGTATTGCTGAAAGGATTGAAATTTACGGGAAAACTGGAATATACAGGCGCATGGGAAGGCGCTGAGACCACGTATACGATTATTTTCCTGGCCCTGCACGAGCTGTATGGCCTGGGGCCGCAGAGGCTGAAGCGTATCCAGCGGCGCATCAAAAGTTACGCCTGGTTTATCCGCGAAGGAACGACCCATGTACTCCAATACATGAAATGCCTGAAACTGGAATGCGGACAGAAGTATAGAGCGCTGGATCTTTATGAAAAACAGTATGGAGAAGTACGACTTTAGGAGGAGGTATGTGTATGAAATGGGTAGATGCAAATGAACAGCTTCCGATTCCGCAGCGGCGTGTACTCGTAGCGATGCACGCCGGTACAGAGTGGGAATTTAAAGCCGTCGGGGTGTTTTGCCATGACCATTGGATTGTAGACGGGGAGGCCCGTCTCATCCCGATGTGTGAAGTAGATTATTGGGCGCCGATAGCCTCGACGCCGAAGCGATAAGGAGGAACTAACATGACGATTATTATTGCAGGCGTGATTATTATTTTAGGGATTTCGTTCGGGATAGGAATCTTATTTAAAAATAACGGAACGATCACACTGGCGACATGTGCAGCAGCACTGGTAACATTCGGCATTTTTGTTGCCATGGCAGCCGGCATTGTCTTTGGATATCCGGTATATAAAGTATGGGAACAGAGCAAGGCCGGAGAAGCAGCATTGGCTAAAGCAACCCAGGACCGTCAAGTCAAAGTCCAGGAAGCCGAAGCAGAAATGGAAGCAGCCAGCAAACAGGCCGAAGCAAACCGTATCCTTGGCCAGAGCGTCCGTGATTACCCGGAAGCGATGGAACAGAAATGGGTGGAAGCTATCGAAAAAACATCCAACCAGGTGATTTATCTGCCGACGGAAGCCTCCATCCCGGTCACGGAATCCAGCCGGATGGCCGTGAAAAAACAGCAGGAAAAGTAAATTCAGGTAAAATCAGACAGTAGTATTGGCGGACAGGGTAGGCCGGGCTTATCCTGTCTACCGTATTCCATAGACTGGAGGCTGGGTATGGACAAGTACAACGCTAGTCATAAGAAGGACCTGACAGCCTATCAGGCAATCACCGGCCTGGAAGCAGACGTGCGGAAGCATAGCTTTAAATTAGCCGCCCTGCTATCTGCCATGGCGGCTATGGCCGGCTTCGATATGAAGTATGTTCAGCTAAGGCATCGAAAGACCGGGTTTCAGGTGACAGCTAACGGAAAGGAGCATATTCATGGACGCAGATAAGATATATAAGCATAACGACTATATCACATTGACTAAGAGCTATTTACGGGAGTATACGCCTCTAAAGTCCGCAGAATGTAACTTGCTGGAGCTGATTGATGGCATCGACCTGGAATTACAGGATGTATCCGTGAAGGCAGCTGCCTATGGCGCAGAACAGGCAGGTGGCGTCAAAGAATTAACTGATACGGAGCAAGCCGCGGAAAAGCGATTGTACCTGGCCCATCGCCGGTGGGAACTTATACAATACTGGCGTCGTGTCTCCAGCCTCTGCAAGCGGATTGATACGGCTTTGACATCATTGCCTCCTGAAGAACGGCAGTTGATACAGTTATATTATTTTGACCGAGTCGGATACACCGAAATCTCCCGGATCATGCATAGCAGTGAACGCTCCTGCCGACGCCAGGTGCAGCAGGTCACGACGCAGGTAGCTAGTATGCTGTTCGGCCCCTTTGCCAAGGAACAAGTCATGTTTGTCAGCTAAAAATGAAAAGTTGGCCGTTTTTTGGCCGGATTTTCGTGTCAAGGTGTGATATACTGTAAACTGTCGATAGAAGGGAACAAGGAAATCCCAAAAACAACAGAATAGGAAACCGTCTCTGATGCAGGGGCGGTTTTTTTGTACGCAGGAATAAGGAAGGTGTTAACGTGCAGGTTATAGAAAAACAGGTAGCAGAGCTAATCCCTTATGAAAACAATCCCAGACATAATGAGGACGCTGTGAAGTTCGTGGCCTCCAGCATCCAGCAGTTCGGTTTCAAAGTGCCGATTGTCATCAGCCCGGACAACGTCATCATCGCCGGGCATACTCGTGTCATGGCAGCAAAGGAGCTCGGTATGGATACCGTTCCATGTGTGATTGCAGATGATTTGACGGAAGAACAGATGAAGGCGTTCCGCTTGGCGGACAACAAGGTCACTGAAGCGAGCGGGTGGGACTGGGACAAGTTAGAACAGGAATTGGACGATCTAACGGACTTTGATATGGGTGCTTTCGGTTTCGATGTGGATACCGTTCTTGATGATACAGGAGAAGGATCCGATGGTACAATCAATGATTTCTTTGAAGCGGCCCCGGATACGCCGGAGTCGGAAGCCAGACCGAAAGAGTCGGCTAGGACAGTTACCTGTCCGCACTGTGGCCAGACGTTTGAAATATGAAGCTGTTCCTGGCCCTTAACAGTGTCAATATAGCCCCTATGGGGGGGTGTTGGAAGGAGTTAAGTCGTAAGGCTGCATCTATGAAAATTTATCTGACAGGTTCAAACGGCAGGTGCTGGTGCTTAACCCGTCAGCTGGCAGGGGGGGGATGAAGCACTGAATATGTATCTATCTGGTACCGGGCTCTGGCGGTATGCGCTGGACGGTACCCGTCATCTGACGTTACCAGGTCTGCACAGTTTTTATGTACTGGAATCTTTTGCTTATATTCAGACGGATGACATACTGATTCCGCTGATTCCCTATTTCAAAGGCTTCATGCTGGATAGCGGAGCGTTTACGTTTATGCAACAACAGAAACAGAAAAGCGTGGCCGTTGATTTTGACGCGTATCTGGACAAGTATATCGCGTTTATCAACACATACCATATAGACCAGTTTTTCGAATTGGATATTGATAACCTGGTTGGCTATGAGAAAGTGAAACAGTATCGACGGATTCTGGAAAAGCGGACAGGGAAGCAGTGCATTCCTGTATGGCATCGGAACCGGGGGAAGGACGAATTCTTACGGTTATGTGATGAGTATTCCTATGTAGCGTTAGGTGGGATTGTTAGCAAAGAGATTCGGCTTACAGAGCACCGTTTCTTTCCCTGGTTCATCCGGGAGGCCCACAAACGTGACGCGAAAATCCATGGATTAGGGTATACCCATCTTAAAGGGCTGCGTAAATACCATTTTGATAGTGTGGACTCCTCATCCTGGACATCAGGCAACAGGTTTGGTCACGTTTACCGATTTAACGGCCGGACATTGGAAAAGATCAACAAACCGGAAGGTTTCCGCGTCCGGACGCGTGAAACAGCCATTCAGAATTTTACAGAATGGGTGAAATTTTCCCAGTACGCAGAACGAAATCTGTAAAAATAAGGCGCCGGGAGTCGGTTACAGAAAGGAGTTATTACGAATATGAAAAAAGAAGCCATTGTGCTATTGTCTGGGGGCATTGATTCTACGACATGCCTGGCTTTAGCGGTAGAAAAATACGGAGCAGAAAAAGTATTTGCCTTATCCGTTTACTATGGCCAAAAGCATGTTAAAGAAATGCAGGCTGCGGAAAAAGTAGCCCGGTATTATGGGGTATTACGTCAGGAAATTAATCTGGCGGGTGTTTACCACTGGAGTGACTGCCCATTATTGGCACATTCTGACAAGCCGATTAAACATGAGACATATGCGGAACAGTTAAAGGAATTAGGCGGAACGGGTACCGTCACTACTTATGTTCCTTTTAGAAACGGCCTTCTGCTGTCCTATTCAGCGGCGATAGCTATCAGTGTAGGAGCCTCCGCTATTTATTATGGAGCACATGCGGATGATGCCGCTGGGAGGGCTTACCCGGATTGTACACCTGAATTTGTTAAAGCTATGGATACTGCCATCTACGAAGGAAGTGGTCTTATTTGTCATTTATACGCACCACTTTTAGACCTGAATAAAGCAGGTGTGGTTAAGGAAGGCCTTCAGCTGGGGGCACCGTACGCTTTGACTTGGAGCTGCTATGAGGGCGGAGATATTCCCTGCGGTGTATGTGGGACTTGCCGTGATCGGGCGGCGGCCTTTGCAGCTAACGGAGTGCCGGATCCGGCAAGGGAGGCATGAGACTATGTATATTGTAGAAAAAACGTTTACCGTCTCCGCGGCACATAAGTTAAGGCTGGATTACGAAAGCCCCTGTCAAAATCTGCACGGGCATAACTGGAAAATCACGATTACCTGTGAATCCCCTAAGCTGGATGTTAATGGAATGGTCATCGACTTCAAAACAATCAAACGGCTGATAGAAAAGCGGCTGGATCATCATGTACTGAATCAGGAGCTCCCAGGTATGAACCCGACAGCGGAAAATATTGCGAAATGGATTACAGAGGTCGTTCCGTATTGCGTAAGGGCAGCGGTACAAGAAACAGAAGGGAACGTGGCAATCTATGACTCCAGAATTTAGGAATACGTTTCTTGTCAACGAGATTTTTGACAGTATCGAAGGTGAAGGAATCCGGGCCGGACAGCTGGCAACATTCATCCGGCTAAGTGGATGCAACCTGCGTTGTTCGTACTGTGATACGGCTTATGCCTTTGAACAGGGGAAGACAATGGCTATATCGGACATCCTGAGCAGTGTCCATTATACCAATGTTACATTGACAGGCGGAGAACCGTTACAGCAGCCGATAGGCCCTTTACTAGAGGCTTTATCTGGGCATGAAGTCAATGTGGAAACAAATGGCAGTATAGACATACGGCCTTATCAGGCATATTACAACACATTCTTTACCATAGACTATAAGTGTGGCTCTTCCGGCATGGGTAAGGCTATGTTCCTGCCGAACTTTGAGCACCTGCGGCCCCTGGATGTGCTGAAGTTTGTTGTCGGATCTGTTTCGGACCTTGTTGAGGCCGCTGACTTCTACGATGCATTTAAAAGCAGATTGGCAGATGTGCCAATCTATGTAAGCCCGGTCTTTGGGAAGATAGAGCCAAAAGATATTGTGGCGTTTATGAAAGAACGACGGCTGGTGCATTGGCGGGTCCAGTTACAGCTGCATAAATTCATCTGGGACCCGCGTATGAGAGGAGTATGAAGTATATGGAGACAGAAAACCGTAGAAAGGCTGAACAGGCCGTTCGTGACCTCCTGTCTGCGCTGAACATTCAGATAAAGCAAGGCATGGAAGAAACGCCGGCCCGTGTCATCCGGATGCTGGAGGAAGTCTGGGCAGGGGAACAGTATACCAATCAGGATTTGGCAAAAATGTATGGCAAGACGTTCCCTTGTACTAATGCGGATATGGTAATAGTAAAGGACATTGAGGCCTTTTCCTATTGCGAGCATCATTTGGCGTTGATTTACAATATGAAAATCAGTGTAGCGTATCTGCCGGAAGGAAAAGTCATCGGTTTGTCAAAGATTGCCCGTATCGTGGATATGTGCTGTAAACGGCTGCAGTTGCAGGAGCGTATCGGGCAGGATATCACGGATGTACTGTCCCGGATTGTCGGGCCTCATGTCTGCGTTCGTATCGAAGCAAACCATTCCTGTATGACGGCCCGGGGAATTAAGAAACCGGGGAGCAAGACTGTGACCGTAGCAAAGCATGGCGCATTCAATGACCCGGATGTATTTTCTGAGTTCCTTGAAATGCTTCGGTAACCGGGTTATTCATTACAACTGAAAAGAGTGGTGGTGGGTATGTGAAATTGAAATTGTGGGAACTTGCATACAACGATTATTTACAGGGAATGAAGTACGCGGATATTGCAGAAAAGCATGGCGTGGCTCTGTCCACTGTAAAATCCTGGGCTGTGCGTTACTGGAAACACCCAGAAAAGGGTTGCAAAAAAAGTTGCGACCCGCCCCATTTGCAACCGGAAAAAGTTGCAAAAAAGAAGAAGCGCGGTGCCCCTTTTGGCAGTCAGAATGCTAAAGGGCACGGTGCACCGAAAGGCAACCAGAATGCCAAAGGAAAACACCGTCCGGGAGGCGGCGCCCCGGTCGGAAACCAGAACGGCTTGATAACAGGGGAGTACGCTAAGATACTGACATCAACATTTACAGCGGAAGAAGTCGGTATCTTTAACGCAGCGGCGACGGACCCGCTGGACCAGATTGACCGGACTATTCAGTTCCTGGCTGTCCGGGAGTTTCGTATGCTGAAATTACGGGAGGCCCTGTTACGGCAACGGGAGGAATTGCGGCAGAAGAACTCCGCCAATACTTTTGACCTGGTACAAGATACTACCCTGCTAAAAGAGTCCAGAAAAGAAAAAGATCATATCATGGTTACGACGGAGCAGCGGTTATCTGAAAAAATATTAGCCATCGAGGAAGCCCTCACGCGTGTACAGGAGAAGAAAATACGGGCTATTGAAGCTAAGCAGCGGATCCTTAAGGACAGAGCTGCTTCCCAGGATGTACAGGACATCCATATCACCATTATGCGAAAAGAGAAGGCTGCTGAATGAATATTGTGAAAGAAGTGAATCCTCATTTTGAGGATTTTTTATTTAACTGGGATTATAAATTCTATTTTCTTGTAGGCGGGTACGGTTCTTCCAAATCCTATCATGTGGCGTTAAAAATCATTCTGAAGCTGTTAGCGGAAAAACGGACGTGTCTGGTTGTCCGGGATGTTTATGACACCATCCGGGATTCCTGCTTTTCCCTGTTCAACGAAATTTGTGAAGATATGGAGCTGACGCAGGTTATCCGGTTCACGGCCTCTCCTATGCAGATGAGATTTGTCAACGGAAGCCGGGTCCTGTTCCGGGGCCTTGACAAGCCCAGCAAACTAAAATCCATCAATAATGTCAGCCTGATATGGATTGAGGAATGCTCTGAAATCAAGTACGCCGGCTTCAAGGAACTGCTGGGCCGTCTCCGGCATCCTAATCTAAAGCTGCATATGCTGCTGTCTACGAATCCGGTTTCCCGGTCGAATTGGACCTATAAGTTCTTCTTCAAAAATAAGAGGATAGATGACCAGGAGCTGTATGAAAAACGCGTCCTGAAGGTAGGAAATGTCTATTACCACCATTCCGTGGCCGACGATAATTTGTTTCTGCCGGCAGAGTACATCGAACAGCTGGACGAAATGAAGACGTATGACGAGGACTTGTATCGTATTGCCAGGTTAGGGCAGTTTGGTGTCAACGGCCTGCTGGTCCTGCCCCAGTTTGAGGTACAGCCGCATGATCAGGTCATGGCAGCAGTTGACCATATCCCACAACGGTTCCGCCGGGTAGGCATGGACTTTGGGTTCGAAGAATCCTATAACGCAGTTCTGCGGATGGCCATAGATGATGAACATAAATGGCTGTACATCTATTGGGAATATTACAAGAACCATATGACCGATGATGAGACGGCGGATGACCTGCAGGAATTCGTCCATACCCGGGAACGCATTAAAGCGGATTGTGCGGAACCGAAAGCCATCCGATATTACCAAAAGCGGGGCTTTAACATGGTAGCCACGCATAAGAGCAACGGCGGTACCCGACATTCCCGGCTGGATAACACGCGCAAGATGAAACGGTTTCACCGGATCATCTGTTCCGACCAGTGCCCGCACTGTATCGAGGAGCTGCAGGAGCTGACGTATGCTACGACACGGGACAACGAAATCATCCCGGATGAGTTCAACCGGGACCCTCATACATTCAGTGCTATGTGGTACGGGCTGGATGACTACGATGTAGCCAACCTGAAATTTGCATTACGTAAGGAGGACCTTGGGTTATGAAGATACAGACAACCAAAACCGAATTATCTATGCAGGATATTGCCCAGGTCTGTTTGCGGCATGACACGTTTTATCAGCGTATCCTGCACTTGAAAGACTATTACCTTGGGCATCACGATATCCTGCATAAGGAAGCCCGGGCGAACGGCGCACCGAATAACAAGGTCATAGCCAATTTCTGTAAGTATATTTCCGATATGAACACCGGCTTTTTTATCGGCAAACCAGTAGCCTATGCGTCCTTTACAGGCAATGGTGACGAAGTGCAAGCCCTGCAGGAAGTATTCAAGTATAACGATGAAGCCGCCCATAACATGGGTCTGGCAGAGGAAGCCAGCATTACAGGGGACGGTTATGAACTGCTGTACATGGATGATGACGCCAATATCCGTTTTCAGACGATTCCTTCAGAGGAAGTCATCCTTATTTGTGATGCATCCCTGGAAGAAAATATTCTATATGGTCTTCGCCATTACCGGGTTTATGATCTGGACGGCGTGACGTATCAGGAATTCGTAGATGTGTATGACGAACATACCGTAACCAACTACGCATACAATTCCGGTACACTACGTCAGATAAGCGGCCCGCAGCCTCATTTTTTTGACGGTGTACCTATCGTCGAATACGCCAACAATCAGCTCCATACCGGCGATTTTGAAGGTGTGATTACTCAGGTTGACGCCTATAACCTGGCCCAGAGCTGTACAATGGATGACATGGAGGACTTCACGGATGCGTATCTGTGTCTGTGTGGTTTGGGTGGAACGACAGCCGAGGATATACAGGAAATGCGCCGGAATAAAGTGCTGATGCTTCCGGATGAATCCTCAGATGCGAAATGGTTGATTAAGAACCTCAATGACACGTATATCGAGAACATGAAGACCCGGCTGGAGAAAGATATCCATAAATTTTCCAGCGTGCCGGATATGAGCGATGAGGCGTTTTCCGGGAATGCTTCCGGTGTCGCTATCAAGTATAAGCTCATCGGCATGGAGCAGATCCGCAGCCGTAAGGAAGTCGGATTCAAGAAGGGCCTGCAACGCCGGATAGAGCTGATTGCAGGTATGTTGAAGACGAAAAGTGCGGCAACGATTGATTTCCGGGATATTGAAATCGCCTTCACGGCGAACATCCCGGCGGATATCAAAGAGCAGGCAGATATCGTTAAAGAGCTGTATGGTCTGGTTTCCCAGAAGCGGCTGTTGTCCCTGCTGCCGTTTATTGCCGACCCGGCGACTGAAATGGATGAACTTAAGAGGGAAGAAACGGAACGCCAGGACGCTTTCGGGAGTGATATAAATGACGGACGAACAGTACTGGGCCCAGCGGATGGCGGAGCTGGAGGAGAAATGGAATAAGAAGTGCCGACAGGAACTGGAAGTCGAGCTGATTGCTTACTACCGACAGGCATTGGAGCATATCCGTAAGGACGTTAACGACCTGTATGCCAGATTTGCCAGGGATAACGAGTTGACATATGTAGAAGCATCCCAGCTCCTGCAAGGCAGTGAGTACCGTGTATGGCGTATGGATATACAGGACTATTTGAAACAGTACCGGGATACAGGCAGCGCGGAAATTCTCCGGGAGCTGAATACGCTGGCCATGCGCAGCCGGATTACCCGGCTGGATAAGCTGTACTCTGAAACACTGGTACACCTTGCAGACCTGACAAAGAAAACGGAAGACAGAGTAGACCGGTTCCTGCCGACAGCCTATAAGGACTTCTATTATCATAATCTGTACAATATCGGTCAAAAAGCCGGGTTACAATCTGCGGTAACGGCTGTTGACGATAAACAGGTGCTGGATATCCTGAAAACACCATGGAGCGACAAAAACTATAGTCAGCGGATCTGGAAGAATAATGCAAAACTGGCCCAGACTATCCAGCAAACCATAGTCCAGGCTACGCACAGAGGCACCAGTATAGATACACTGTCCCGGCTGGTCTCCCGGCGAATGGATGTAGGTGTCAGTGATGCCCGACGTCTGGTCCGGACGGAGTTGAATTTCAGCGAGAACAGAGCCGCTTATGACAGCATCAAAGATGCAGGTATGAAATACTATCGGTTCATTGCAACGCTGGACCGTCGTACGTCAGCGACCTGCCGGGAACACGATGGCCATGTCTACGAACTGGACGAATACAGCCCCGGCAGTACTGCTCCGCCACTGCATCCAAACTGCCGTTCTACTATCAGTGGCAGCCTGTACGGACCAGGGAAGAAGAAAACCGGGACACGGATTGCCAGAGACAATAATGACAAGGCATACTATGTACCGGCTGACATGACGTACCGGGAATGGTATCAGCAATATGTAAGCGCTGCTTCCGTTCAAAATTTTAAAAAAGTGGTTTTATCAAATGAAGAAGAGATTGTTAAAAGGTCGGGAAAAAATTTGGCTTTTAGGCAGATTGCCACTCAACCCAATTTACATATTGCTAATGGCATAACATTAAAGCCAAAACAGATGCATGTCTTGCAACAACGGGTTGCAAGCGCTGCTAAAGTTATAGGTGTTGCTAATTATAGTTTACCTGATTTCTACATAGCAACTGAGTTGCAACTTGATACGAACTCACTGGCCATGTATAACTGGAAACAGAACAGGGTATTTATTACGCTTGCATTACTCGATGAGTCAAAGATGATGACACTGCAAAAAGATGGGGTACTGCCTGATAACCCACTAAGCACCATAGTTCATGAGCTTATACATTGGAAAGATGCAGAAAGGTATAGGAATTCACATCATACTATGGATGGATACATGGACTGGGTAATTCGTAAGTGTAGGGAAAAGCTTGTAGAACTTCAAAAGAGAGGATATAATATAAGTGTGAGCAATTATGCGCAGGAAATGCTTATTCAACAACGCTTTGATGAGGTTTATACGGAAATTCGAACCCTGAAACTTTTAGAAAATAGGTGAACATTATGAGATTTAATACCTCTGATGATATGAAAAAATTAGAAAAAATATTTATGCCCTATCTGGATTTCTCAAAAATAAATTGCCCCTTTAAGCCAGGTACCCCTGATAAGGTAAAAGAAGCAAAAGAAGAATGGGATAGAAAGATGAATTCCATGATAAAAAAACACGAAGAGTTAGCATCATTCACAGGTTAAACTAAAATAACATAAAAGCACCCAGCCTTTTCTGAGCTTGGTGCTTTTTTCGTATCCGGAACAGGAGGCAGTTATGCAGTTAGACTGGTACAATAAGGCTCCCCGGAAGAAGGGGCCGCCAATAACAAGTACATAGTGATCCAGCGTCTGAGAAATCAGGCGCTTTTTTGATGTATATTTTTAAGGAGGGAGAGCATGGACGATTTTATTTTTGACCTGCAGCGCTTCGGCAATAGCGATGGAGGTAGTAACGGCAGTACAACAGGTACCACAACGCCAGGTACTACCGGGTCAGATGAGGGCAACTCCGCAGGCACTAATGACGACGAGCAGAAATCCGGCACGACTGGCCCCGCACAGGAAACGGATGTCCAGAAACGGATTGACGAGGCGCTGGCTAAAGCCAAAGCACGATGGGAAAGGGAATACCAGCTAAAGGCAGAAAAGGCTAAGAAAGAAGCTGAACGCCTGTCCAAACTGTCTGAAGAAGAACGGGCTAAGGAAGAACAGGAGGCCATGAAAAAGGAACTGGAGACCAAAGAAAAAGAGCTGAACCGTAAAGAACTGAAGCTCGAAATGGTCAAGGTACTGGCTGACCGTAATCTGCCTGTGGAGTTCATGGATTACCTTATCGCCGATGACAATGAGTCTACTATGGAACGTATCAAAACATTTGATAAGCAGTTCAAGAAAGCCGTAGAAACAGCTGTAAATGAAAAACTCAAAGGCAAGGCCCCAAAAGCCGGGAGTACTGGGAGCGGTAACAATGCAGGTGCAGGCGTGAAAAACGGCTTCTTTGAAGCAATTTATAAGAATCAGGCTAAACGATAAGAGGAGGAATTTATTATGGCAGATACTACGTATTTAAAAGACAATTTAACAGGGTTTGTCCCCACTCCGATTGCGGCTGAAATCATTGCGGATGTTGTCCGGGGCTCCAGCGTGATGCGCTTATCCACAGTGCAGCCGATGGAATCGGAAACGAAGAAATTCCCGGTCATGGTATCCGGTCCTGGGGCGTACTGGGTCGGTGAAACGGAACGCATCCAGACATCTGTTGCTCAGTGGATTTTTCCGGAACTGGTGGCTAAGAAAATCGGCGTTATTATTCCGGTTAGCAAGGAAAAACTGGAAGATACGACAATCGACGTATTTTCTACTGTTAAGCCGTACATTGCGGAAGCCTTTTACAAAGCTATTGATGCTGCCTGCTTATTCGGCACAAACAGCCCGTTTGCAAAGAACATCGTAGGTGTGGCTACAGCCGGGAAATATACAGTCACGGAAGGTACGAACAAACAGCTGGATTTGGACATCTCGGATGTCATGGCAAAAGTAGAAGACAACGGCCTGGATGTAGACGGTTTCGTTGCTGGGTATGATATGAAGAATTCCCTGCGTAAACTCCGTGACGCTAACGGCAATCAGCTGTATGTACAGGACGTAGACCAGAATACACTCTATGCTCAGCCGATTGAATTCTGCCGTAATGGTGCCTGGGATGCTACGAAAGCCCGTGCAATCGCCGGCAACTGGAAGTATTCCATCATCGGCATCCGTGACCAGATTCAGTATGAAACACTCCGGGAAGCGACACTGACTACGATTACCATGGAGGACAGCAAGCCGTTATCCCTGGCAGAGAATGACATGGTGGCCATTAAAGCCACTATGCGTCTGGGCTTCCTGCCTGTAAAGGAAACAGCATTTGCCGTACTGGCACCAAAAACAACCACGTCTACAGCCGGTTAAGAAGGAGAGATAGCCTATGCGTGTGATTACTGCAGATGAGGCCGTCTCCCAGATTACGGAAGCCGTTGCAGTGACCTCTGCAACGGCAGCTCCAGCTGAACGACTGGCCCGGAAATTCGTGTACGATGTGCTGGATTATTGCAACCGGGGGGATTTCCCGGAAGCGCTGGTATATGTAGCAGAGGAAATGGTGACACGCTGGCTGGAGGATAAGGAGACCGGCGGCCGGACACCGGTAAAGAGCATCGAACAGAATGACACCAAATATGAATTCGCAGTATCGGATACGACGGCTACAGGTAGCCCAATAGAGGATGATTTTAACAGCATCAAGCCGAAACTGAATCTGTATCGCCGTCCTATGAGCTTGTAAGAGGTGATAGGTATGACTATGCCCTGGAACCGATGCAAGGCCCTGTTATCGCAGTATATGTACACTGATACAGTGACAGTATACCGCCAGCAGTCCGTAGAGGATGCGGAGGGGGCCGATGATTATGACCTTGTGGCCGTGTATACGGATACCCCGTGTCATCTGACGCAATACGGGAAAGAACTGCAGAGCGGGCAGCTGGCACGGGAATTTTTCACAAGGACGGACCTGCGCATCTGTCTGGATCCTAAGTACGATATCCTGCCGAACGACATACTGACGATTACCCATGATGGGCAGACGTTCCAGCTCAATGCCGCAAAGGCCTTCAAGTATCCGACGCATCAGGAAATCAGCGTCCGAAGAGAGGAGGAAGCCTGATGGGAATGCATTTTGGTGGCTTCGACGCCTTCGATGAGCGATTAGCCAAAATCGAGGAACAGGGAGCTAGAAAGATGAACACGTTCGTCGCCCAGGAAGCAGAAGTAATCCGGGGGAAAGTTCAGGACAATACTCCTGTTGATACAGGCCGGCTGAAAGGTGGCTGGAAACGGTCCAGGGCGGTACAGGGCAAGGTGGAAATCTATAATAACGTCGAATATGCCGCTCATGTCGAATACGGACACCGGACCCGTGGCGGGAAAGGATTCGTAAAGGGGAGCAAAATGCTCCATCGTGGGATGCTGCAGGCGGAAAAGACGTTCCGGGATGATGCTGATACCATCATGAAGGCGGTGCTTGATGAATGATTACACTGCGTGAAATCAAAGCGGCCATCGTAAACGTACTGAAAACAAAATACCCGGAATGCAGGGTGCACTTCGATAATGTAGAAAAATCGGATGCGCCTTATTTTTATGTCGAACTGATGCCGACAGCGACAACAGTCGATGATGTATATAGTGACCGTCTGATCCAGGTGGATGTTACCTACATCCATCCGAAAGACGCCATGGGCCGGGTTAACCGCACAGCTGTCTATGATGTAGCGGATACCCTTGACAGGACAATCCGGCCGGTGCTGGCCATTATGGACCGGCACATCACTATTTTGGATGCAGAGATGACCGTCGTGGATGACATCCTGCATTATATTTTTAATCTTGATTTCCGTGACGCCTGGACCGATGAAGAAGCCGGCCGCGTCCAGTATGAACTGATGCAGTCGATGCAGTTGCAGGTGAACGGGACTGATCTGACAGAGGAGGAATAGACTATGCCAGCACAGGAACAGGAATTATTCGGTCTGCCGCAGGTACTGATTAATTTCCGTACGAAAGGCACGACAGCTATTAAACGGAGTGCCATGGGGATCGTTGCGATGATCCTCCACAATGAATCGAAAGATGAAATCCATAACTATACGATCCGGGATGTATCAGATATCCCGGAAACGGGTCTTACCGATGAAAACGTAGACCTGATCAAGAAATGTCTGCTCGGGACACCACTTCGGGTCCTGGTGTACACACTGCCCCTTTCAACCGTAGAAGGCGCGACTAAGACACAGGCCAACGTCCTCAAGATGCTGGCCAACATCAAATGGAACTGGCTCTGTGCCCCGACATCCACGACGCAGGAACAGAATGACCTGGCATCATGGATTAAGACGCAGCGCACGACAAAACGGAAAACTTTCAAGGCCGTATTGTCTGAACAGGCCGCCGACCATGAAGGGGTTGTCAACTTCTGCACGAACGATATCAAGGTGCAGACTGATACCGACAGCTCTGGCAATCCTGTCTATACAACGTATACGTCGTTACAGTATACAGCCCGTATTGCTGGTATTTTGGCAGGGCTGTCTCTGGACCGCAGTGCCACGTATTTTAAACTAACAGAAGTAGAAAGCGTAGAGGTCTACGAAGATATCGATACGCTGATTGACAAAGGCGAACTGCTTCTCATCGATGAACAGGATGGCGATGGTGTTAAGATTGCCCGCGCCTGCAATTCCCTTACGACCTTCACCACGGACAAGGGCGAAGAATTCCGTAAGATTAAGATCATTGAAGGCATGGATATGATTACCGATGATATCCGTGATACGTTCAAGAAATATTATGTCGGCAAGGTCATCAATGATTACGACCATAAGATGCTGTTTATTTCGGCTATTCTGGTCTATTTCTCCGAAATCAAAGGGAACGTACTGGATGCTGATGCCGATAATACGGTAGATATCAATGAAGAGTATCAGAGCAACTATGCTAAGCTCCATGGTGATGACCCGACGGAAATGTCGGTCATGGAAATCCGCCAGTACAATACCGGTGATACGGTTGCGCTGGTCGGCAATATCCGTCTCGTAGATGCTATGGAAAATCTGACGATTGATTTTACCCTGTAAGGAGGTCTTATAAATGGCAAGAAGCCCATTTGATGTGCAGTATCGAGGTCGTAGACGCTGGAACGGGTCCCACGGCAAGGTATGGTGGGACAATGAATTGCTTTTTGAAATCGAAAAGTTTGAGGTAAACGTAGAGCCACAGCGTGAAGATGTGCTGATCGGTAACAGCGTAGATAGCAAAATCGTATCACTGAAAGGCACCGGGACGATTACAATCAAGAGCGTCATTAACCGCAATCTGAATAAATTCCTCGAAGAATGGAAAGCCGGGCACGACCCGCGGACAACTCTGGTAGGTCTGCTGGAAGACCCGGATATGATTGATGCCCAGAAAGAACGCGTCTCGATCGATAATGTCTGGTTCAACAAATTGGATCTGATGAGTTTTGAAAAAGGCAAGGTAGTTGAAAAAGAATATCCCTTCGGCTTCACGCCGGAAGATGCAGCTTATGTAGAAACCGTAGAATAGGAGGAGTATTACATGGCAGTCAGTGTGCAGGATCTGATTAATCAGAAAGAAAAAATCGAGCAGAAGAAACAGGAAACATTTGATATCACTACCAGCGTCGGGGTAATGACCGTAAAGAAAATGTCTGGGAGCCTGATGGCCGACATTATCGATATGTCGGATGGCGGGGATGAATACTGCATCCTCAACAGCGTCGTAGCTCCGAATCTGAAAGACGCGGCACTGCAGCAGGCCTATGGCTGTGCAGAACCGACGGATATCGTTGATAAGCTATTTGACGCCGGAGAAGTACCGGCCATTGCAAGAAAAATCGCCAGTCTGTCGGGCTATGGTGAAAATATCGAAGCAAAGGTACATGAAGAAATAAAAAACTGATTGAGGAGAACTGGGAAGCGGCTACGGCCGCTTTTCTGGTTCTCAGGGGGCATACACTGGACTGGTTCTTCCATCTGGATCCAGTGGAAAAGATATTCTGCTATCAGGCCATGATGCATGAACAGGAACGGCAGGAGCGGCTGATACTGCTGCCATTAAAAGTGAGAGGAGACCGGATGCTATGAGCAATTACATACTGAGCGCTACACTGGAACTCAAGGACCAGTTCACGGCGCAGGTCAATAAAGCACGGTCCGGTTTCAGGGACCTGACAGGTACATTAAAGGATGCAGGCATTGCAACGGACAATGTTGCGGCCGGAATGGGGAAGGCAGGAACGGCGGCGTCACGGGCGGCCCAGCAGGCGGATAAAGCCAAACGGTCCTTCCAGGGCATCCGCGGCACGTATGAAGTAACTATCCGGGCAAAAGACAACGCGACGGAGCCGATACGCAAAGTCAAGGCTGAATTGAATGGCTTGAAAGGGAAAGCGTATACGGTTGCCCTGAATGTGCGGGCCAATGCTATGAAAGACAAGGGCCTGCAGGATATGAAGAACGCCATGTCTGGCATGGCCGGCGGAATGCTCATGGGCACCAGTATGCAGATGGCAGGGGCTGCGGGCATCGGTTTTGGTATTTATGACGCTGTTAAAGGTTATATGGACTTCGAGCAGGAAATGAGTGCCGTAAAGGCTATTTCCGGGGCGACAGAAGACGAATTCCAACGTCTGACCGATGCTGCCATGAAGATGGGCGCCGAAACGAAATTCTCAGCCAAAGAATCGGCACAGGCTCTGGAATATATGGGCATGGCAGGGTGGAAATCAGATGAAATGATTGCCGGCCTTCCCGGTGTCATGAATCTGGCCGCTGCTTCCGGTGAAGACCTGGGGCGTGTATCGGATATCGTGACGGATGCTATGACATCGTTCAAGCTGGCAGCGTCAGATGCCACCATGTTTTCTGATGTCCTGGCGGCCACGGCGACCAGTTCCAATACCAATGTCGGCAAAATGGGCTATACGTTCCAGTATGTCGCTCCGTTGGCCGGTGCCCTGGGGTATACCATCCAGGACACGGCCCTGGCTATCGGCGCCATGGCGGATGCCGGTATCAAAGGTGAACAGGCCGGTACCAGCCTGAGAGCACTCCTGACCCGTCTGGCATCGCCAACTAAAGATTCGGCGGAAGCCATGCAGACACTGGGGCTCTCTATTACCGATTCCGCTGGTAATATGCGACCTCTGCGGGATATCCTGATAGATATACGGAATGGGTTCAAGCAGCTAACCCCAGCAGAACAAGCGCAGGTAGCATCAGCGCTGGCAGGGCAGGAAGCCATGTCAGGGCTTTTGGGCATTGTTAATGAATCGGATGACAAGTTCAATTCACTGGCTGATTCTATTGATAATTCGGCAGGGGCAGCAAAGAAAATGGCTGACATCCGCCTGGATAATCTGGCCGGTGATCTGGAATATCTGTCCGGGGACTGGGACGCCTTTACCATGTCGCTGATGAAAGGCAATACCAGTAATGGCCTGCGTGACTTCGTGAAGGAAGCCGACAAGCTTTTGAGCGATTTCAGCGGAGTGGTTGAGGAACATGGTCTGGGAGCCCGGTCCGTCCTGTCACTGATAGGAGAAGGAATAAAAGATCTGAAAGATAAATTCCTTGCCTTTGACGGCATCGGGTCTGTACTGGCAGGAGGCGCCCTGGCATTCGGACTGAAGAAGCTATATGACTTAGCACAGAAAGTACGCAGTTCCGTCCAGGGGCTGATAACGAAATCGTCAAAGCCACCTGCAGGACCGGAATCAAGTACGACAGGCGTAAAAGATATGATGGTATCAGCCAGGACCGTCATTGTAAATGGGAAGGAATCACCATCTAATACGCCTTCCACTCCTGCACCGGGAACACCAGGTACGAAAACGCCATCTAAAACGAAGACGCCGTCATCGTCCCGTATCGGAGGTGTAATGAGGCGTCTTCCTGTATTGGGTGGATTGACGTATCTGGCTGGCTCTGCGCTGAACGTTGCGTATGCCCCGGAAGAAGAACGAGGTGCAGCGATAAGCGGCGCCGTTGGTGGCGGACTAGGATGGCTCGGCGGTGCGAAACTAGGAGCTATGGCCGGTGGTTTGGCTGGGCCTGTCGGCGCTGCCATAGGCGGTTTAGCTGGTGGGATAGGCGGCGGCCTTTTTGGCGAAAAACTAGGTGATGCGTTCGCGCGGATTGACTGGAACCGGATGAAGCAGCCATTCTCCCGTGCCCTGTCTGAAATGAAAGCTGATTTTGCTAACATGGGGCCACGGTTTGACGCTGATGTACAGGACATGGCGCAGAAAATGGGCCAGGCATGGGAGGATATGAAGACATCGGCAGGACAGAAACTGGACAGTCTGAATGACTGGGCCAATGATACCTGGGACGATATCCAGCAGGGAGCTGAATACACAGGGCAGGGAATCGTGAATAGTTTTTCCGAAGCCTGCGCCAATGCAGAAAATGCCTGGGCTGATTTCTGCAGCTGGTTTGATAGCAATGTTTGCCAGCCTTTGGCAGGGCTGGCCAGTTCCGCTGCAGATAAACTGACGGAATTAGGTTCTGCAGCGGCATCCGTCCCTACGTTCGGTGGTTCGGGACCGTTAGACAGTGCGTTTTCATCTATTTTCCCGCTCGGGCATAACGCGTCCGGCTCGTCTTATTATTCTGGTGGCTGGACAGAAATCAATGAACGGGGTGGCGAAATCGTAGACCTGCCACGGGGAAGCCGTATTTATCCACATGCTACAACGGAACGCATCATCCAGAATGAGCTGGATGGCAGCATGCCGGCAGGCGGCCCGGTCGTCGTCAAAGGCAATACCTTCTATGTCCGGGAAGAAGCCGATATAGACCGCATCGCCTATAAACTGGCTAAACTGATTTCCCAGGGGCATGCCAATTACGGAGGTGGTTACTGATGAGTCTGGGCACGTTAGGCAATACAATACAGGTCCTTTCGGCCATCTTCTCCAGTGGCGGAGTAAGCGGAAGACGGCAGATCATCATTGAAGGTCCTACAGGGCGCCTGGTCATACCGGTAACGCCGGCAAAGTATACTGTCGGAGATGGCCAAAAGAATAAAGTCGTCGATATTACACAGGTCGGGGAAGTTACAGTGTTTGGGATGCCAAAAGCCCGGACACTGTCATTTTCCTGCTTCTTCCCGTCTACTGTGCATGATTATCCGTTCGTCGTAGGTGATTACACAGACCCGACTGCCTGTGTTGAGAAGCTGACAGAATGGAAAGCGTCCCGAAAGCCGGTGCGTGTCATCATTACCGATTCTCCGGTAAACATGCAGATGGCCATCATGGAGTTCTCCTACTGGGAACAGGATGGCAGCCGGGATATCTACTATACGCTCAATTTCACGGAGTACAAAGAACTCAATGTCCCGGCGGCCAATAATGAAAAGCCGATTGACGACGCGACAGGGCTTAAAGTACGTCCGGTTGACCTGGATGCCAAAATCAAGGAAGAACAGGCTAATGTCTCTAAAGGCAAAGCATTATTCCAGAAAGGCTGTGATGTGATGGATATCGCTAAGAAGGCCTACGGGGATTATACCCATTGGCGCCGTGTCGTAAAAAGCAATAACCTGAAGAGTCTGGTCATCAATAACGCCGGACAAATCCGGAAGTGGGTGATCAAGAATTGATCATCAAGCATAAGCAGATCGTCACGGAGACAACGAAAGACGCAAGCGGACGGGAGACAACGACTCAGAAAGACGTGCTGAATGACATATCACGGCTTACTGTTGGCAAGATTACCTGGGAAGGCTCACGGCTTCAGGTGGCCCGGAAACTGACATTTTCTTATGTCCAGGACGCCCGGGACCCGAACCTTCCGAACTACGTCATCAACTGTGGTGAGACGGTCTATGGCTATGATGAAGACGGGAACCTGCAGTTCCAGGGCAATGTGTACAGTGTCGAAAAAAATGTACAGCAGTCTACTGTCACAGTCATGGCCTACGATAATCTGTTCATCCTTTGCCGGTCTAAAACGACGCGGAAATTCACGGATATGCTGGCTGAGGACATTGCAAAAGAGGTCTGTAGTGAACTGGGTATCAAAGTCGGGAAACTGGCCGAGACAGGGAAGAAAGTCTCTTTCATTGCTCAGGAAAAGACGGGCTATCAGATTATCATGATTGCCTATACTGACGCGGCCAATCAAATCAACACCCAGAAGGAAAACAAGGATGATCCGGACGTTCTCTTCCATCCGGTCATGCGCGGCGATGAACTGAATGTCATCAAAAAAGGCGAACTCATCGAAGGCATGGAGGCCAATCAATATATAAACATCGAGAACAGCCAGTATAAAGAATCTATTGAAAGCATGGTCAACAGCGTCATGATTACGGACCAGCAGGGCAATGTCACGGGCTATCAGACAAAAGATGAGTGGATACAGAAGTATTCCATGGTGCAGGATGTCTATAAGAAGAACCCGAATGACAATACCCAGGAAGCCATCAATAAGTTGTTCCATGGCCCCGACCGGACCGGGATTATTGATATGCTCGGTAATTATGCTGCCAAATCCTCTTATTCTATCCAGATTAAGGATATCCTGACAGAATTGTGCGGAAAATTCTGGATTAAATCCGATACGCATACTTTTGAGAACGGTATCCATGAAATGCGGCTCGAAATCGAATTCGAGAACATCATGAACAAAGAAGAAAAGCCCAAAGAAATAAAAACGAAAACAGGCCGTACCGCGTCTGCCATTGGTGGGGCAAACTTAGCGGCCACTGAAGGCGTGCAGGCAGGCTTTGCCGCCTGGGAAGGTGCCACTATGCCGGATGGGCCGGAAGGCTGTGTCGAAGCGGCTACACGCATTGGCAGTTATTACAGCCCGTTCCTGAAACAGGAATATGATGACGGCGTAGCAGGTGTTGACAGGCTGGTGGGAGATGCCGGCGATGGCGTCATTGATTTCGACCAGGGACAGCTGGAAGTAGGGGATTGTGTTGTATATGGCGATAATGACCATGTAGTCATCTATAGCGGTGACGGATGCTATGTCGGTAACAACTCCAGCGCCAATAATGGCAACGGGGCTGTCGGGACTGGCGGTATCTATAATATCGGTCAGACACCAACGAAAATTATCAAAACAAGTCATATGTAGGGGGTGACAGTATGGCCGGAATCCCTGCGGCTTCCCAGTCGGTGGCCGCTATTGTAGATATCATGCATAGAGTTATAAAGGACGAGCTGCCACGGGGGGCACTGGTTGGTATTGTAGAACAGTCCCCGCCTGAACTGGTGGTCCGGGCCAATAATATCCCATTAACGAATAAGGACCTATATTGTTCCCGGTACCTGCTCCCTGGTTATACCCGCCACGTTAAAGGCGAAACCAGCGACAAAGCAGGCGGGAGTGGCGATGCCGAGTATGAAAGCCACCGGCACCCCATCGATAATGATGAAACATGGACGGATACCTTACAACCGGGTACAGCCGTGTTGCTCATCCCGATTTATGGGCAGGACGAACAGCTGTACTGGGTAGTAGACAGCGGGGTGAAATTATGAGTGAATCATATCCATTTACCGGGGCTGTATCGGCCAATACTTACACGTCAGATCTGCCGGTCCCGAAGGAATATGCCTGGGACTTTGACAAGGACTGCTTCCTCTACGATGCACAAGGGAAGCACGTTATAGTGGAAGGCGATGAAGCTATCAAAATCTGGATCTATAAGGCACTCAGCACCGAACGCTTCCGGTACCTGGCTTACAGCTGGCAGTATGGTATTGAGCTAAGGCCGTTTATCGGCAAGGTCATGGGAGTACAGCAGAGATACAGCGAAATCAAGCGTGTCATCATCGAGTGCCTGATGGTGAATCCATATATCAAGAGTATCGATAGTGTTGAGATTACCCATAAAGGCGACAGCGTTTCTATATCCATTGTAATTTCTACGATTTATGGGGAGGTGAGTGTCGATGTATGAAGCACGCGAGCAGGATGAGATTTTAAGCGAACTGCAGGAAAATACAAGCACTGATGCATCCAGTTATGAAGGTACATTTACATACGATGTACTAGCAGCGAACAGCATCGAATTTGCTAAACAGGAAGTAGAACGGGAGCAGGCATATAAAGCCGCGTTTGCGAAAACATCCTGGGGTGATTACCTCGCTATGCGGGCAGAGGAACATGGCATTTTCCGGCGGCAGGCTGTCAAAGCGAAAGGGGCGGTCACTATTACCGGGACCGGCGTAGTCCCCCTGAACAGCCTGTTCCAGACAGAATCAGGCATTACCTTCCAGACAACAAAAGCGGCTACGATTACCCGGAGCGGGGATATCCCTGTCGAATGTACGACTGGCGGTACCATAGGGAATGTAGAAGCCGGTACTATTACGGTTATTCCTATGTCTATCCCCGGTATCAGCAGTGTTACTAATGCAGAGGCAACGTACGATGGATTTGACGAAGAAGATGATGCGTCCTTATATAACCGGCTGATTTTTAAAGTCCGGCAGCCGGCGACATCGGGGAATAAGAATGAATACATCCAATGGGTTACCAGTATTGCAGGCGTAGGAAAGGTTGTGGTCCTGCCATTGTGGAATGGGAACGGCACAGTAAAGGTATTACTGACAGACAGCAACGGGAACCCGGCTTCTGGGTCCCTGCAAAAGACGGTAGCTGATTATATTGAGTCTGTCCGCCCCATTGGGGCCACGGTGACTGTTGCAGCCCCGGACATCTTTGAGGTCAAAATCGCGATTACACCATTAGACAGCAAGAATGCTGATGCAGCAGCCATCAAGACCGTCGTCAACGCATATTTCGGCTCTCATCAGTTTGCAAATATCCGCGTCACTTGTGCAATGATCGGCAAGATGATTCTGGAGGATTCGTCTTGTGGTGTCAATGATTATGAGTCCCTTACCGTTAATGGCAGTTCTACCATGGTGACCGTCACAACGGAACAGATTGCCCAGTGTACCGAGGTGACTATTAATGGCTGATTTTAATTTTCTCCGTATTGATCCAGTAGACCTGGCACGGTATCTGCCGGCATTCTTGGAAAAAGATCCAGTATTTCAACATACCCTGGCGGCGTTATCCAGTGAGCACGAGACACAACGGTTACAGCTCATGGATGTGACGAAAAAGTTCTTTGTCAAAAC